TGTTATTGGAACATTTTGTCTATGTTTTTGGTTTGCAATAATTTGTACTTTCTTGTGGGTAAGATATGAAGATAAAAAACGATACCCTGAAAAATATTTGAATTGGTTAAAATAATGAGTAAAGAAATAAAAGATGTGGCACAACAACAAGCTGAAGAATCATTTGATGGATTTATGTATTGGATGAAAAAAGGCACCCTTGTCTCTTGCCTAATTTTAGCGATAGTAGTAGTCGGCTGTAATTCTGGAGTTGAAGATGATCAATATCCAGCATATAATGGTGAACAATATGATCCTCAAGGAATGAGCAAATAATGGATTTATTTCAAAAACAAAAATTTACTTCGCATGCCGGTATTCCTATGGAATGGAAAATAGAAATGGATGCTGTATCTGATAAAGAATGGGATTGTTTAGCATCAATGATTATGGACTACCAAAAGGAACCATTTTCAAAGGTTGTTGGTATTCCTAGAGGTGGCGTTAAATTACAAAATGCTCTTCAAAAATATTCTGAGTGGGAACCAAAACATCCATGGCTAGTAGTTGATGATGTATATACAACGGGAACATCTTTCAGAGAATTCTGTACCACAAGAGAAACGATGTTTGCATATAAATGGGTTGTGTTTGCTAGACAACCTACAGATAAAGATAGCGGTGTAAGAGCTTTATTTACAATGCCATGAAATACTATGAATTAGAGGAAATTGAATGAAAAACAATATTGATTATAAATTTAATGAAAACAAATATATTGAAGAGTTTCAAAAATATATTGATAGTACATATGGAGCTCATTATTCCACTAATAAATTTCAATCAACTGAAGTAATTATTGACCGAGGACATGGTACAGGATTCTGTATGGGTAATGTCGATAAGTATGCTAATAGATACGGTAATAAAGGAACACGTGCAGATGCTCGTAAGGATTTAATGAAAATTCTTCATTATGCCCTTATTCAATTGCACATTCATGACGAGGAACTATAATGCGTATTGATGATGACGTGAAGCTTGACTATAAAGATGTTCTTATTCGACCTAAAAGAAGTACTCTTGAATCAAGAAAAGAGGTTGATTTAGAACGTAAATTTACTTTTTTAAATTATAGTCCAAATTATCCAAATAGTACTGAACCATATAATTATGAGGGCATTCCTATTATGGCAGCTAATATGGATGGCGTTGGTACATTTGAAATGGCAGATAAATTATCACTTGAATATGCTTTTACATGTTTAGTAAAAACTTATAGCGTCAATGATCTTGTAGATTATTTTGATAGTGATAATAGTTTGCGTACTGAATATACTGCAATGAGTATTGGTATTAGTGATCAAGATCATGAAAAATTTAGAACAGTTTACGAACAAGTTGATAACCAATTAAAATATGTATGTATTGATGTTGCTAATGGATATACTGTAAGATTTAGTAATTTTATAAAAGAATTTAGAAGTCTTTATCCCAGAATTGTAATCATTGCTGGAAACGTAGTTACAGCAGATCAGACACAGGAGCTAATTTTAAATGGAGCCGATATTGTTAAAGTGGGCATTGGTCCTGGGAGCGTTTGCACTACTCGGATTCAAACGGGTGTTGGCTATCCTCAGTTGTCTTCTGTTATTGAGTGTGCTGATGCCGCGCATGGTCTTGGAGGCCATATCATTGCTGATGGCGGATGTACATGTCCTGGAGATGTGGCTAAGGCATTCGCTGCAGGAGCCGACTTCGTTATGCTTGGTGGGATGTTAGCTGGACACGACGAAGGCGGCGGAGAAGTAATCGAAAAGTTTTACGAAACTAATCAGTTAGAGGATTTGCACGGTGAACGTGTAATAGAAAGAAAACAGTTTGTACAGTTCTATGGAATGAGCTCAGATACAGCAAACGATAAACACTTTGGAGGTCTTAAAAATTACAGATCTAGTGAAGGTAGAACTGTTTTAATACCATATCGTGGCGCAATTAAAAATACTATTCAAGATACTCTAGGTGGGCTGCGAAGTACTTGTACATATGCCGGCGCTTCTAATCTTAAGCAATTAAGTAAATGTACAACTTTTATTCGATGTACTCAACAATTTAATTCTGTTTATTCCTAAACACTTTAAAGAAAACTCTCTTTTTATTTTTATAAGTATATGAAAGACGTTAAAAGTATTTTAGTTATGTATTGTAATAGGAGAAAAAAATGAAATATGTAATTGATATTGATGGAACTATTTGCAATGAAGTCTTAAAAGAAAATGGCAAAAAAGATTATGCTTTGCATAAACCAATACCAAGCCGCATTGCTAAAGTGAATGCTTTATATGATGCAGGACATACTATTAAATACATGACCGCCCGCGGATGTGTAAGTGGTGTTGATTATTATCATTTAACAAAAGATCAACTAACAGACTGGGGGGCTAAATTCCATGAACTGAGTGTTGGTAAAAAAGAACATTACGACATTTGGATCGATGATAAAGCCTTTTGGTCTGAGAACTTTTTTCGAGAAACCGGTGAGACATATGAATGATAAATTATCAAGCTTCTTCAGAAAAAATGACTTCTGAAGAAATTAAAGAAGCGAATCGACTTATGTGGGCAGTTAAAGGTATGCTAATACCTTTAGGCTATTCAAGAGATGACGTCAATTCAACTCTAAAAGGCTACTTTAAAAGACTTTGGTGCAATTGTCATGATTATCAATTTGAAGGATTTGAAGAAGCTTGGGAACTCGGTAAAGAAGAGAGACTTAAAAAATGGGAGAAGTGAAATGAAGTTTATTGCAGCGATGGATCACAGTGGCGGAAGTACCGGTGGGGTATTAGAACGCTATGGTCAAGAATACACTGAAGATAATAAAATGGATTTAGTACATTCTATGAGATTAAGGATGGTGAGTTCTCCAGATTTTACGTCAGATAAAATATGGGCAGCTATTTTGTATAAAGACACTATTGATAAAGGTATGAATCCAATTCTAAAAGAAAAAGGAATTAAATCATATTTAAAAATTGACAGTGGTCTTGAAGAGGATGGTACTTTAAAAGATTTTAACGATACCGCGATGTGCGCATATGCGTTTTCAAAAGAATGTTCCGGTACAAAAATGAGAAGTGTTGTACACGACATATATTCTATTGAAAAGGTTTTAGAACAGCAATTTGAGATAGCGCTAAGAATTAATATGAACTTTAATTTAATGCCAATTATTGAGCCTGAAATTTCAATTAATAATCCTAACAAGACATCTATTGAAAAAGACTTGAGCCGGTACCTTGCAACATATTTAAAAAATTATAAAGGACGCTGTATTCTAAAACTTACTATTCCAGATGATCATACTACGTACGACTCATTACACTCATACAATAACGTAGAAAAAATTGTAGGATTAAGTGGTGGTTATACTACAAAAGAAGCTTGTGCTAAACTTTCAATTTGTAAAGATATGACGGCTAGTTTTAGTCGAGCTCTGAGTGAGGGGTTATATGCTTCTCAAACCGACCGACAATTTAATAAATCGATATCACATAATATTCATAGGATTTTTGACGCAGGAAAAACTAGATATCCTAAGCCGCCTATTGCAGAATAACTGTAACATTTATGTCACACTCTAAATTAATGCGCTTTTCGGCGCATTTTTTGTTGTACAACAGTCTCCGCTTATGGTATAAAGGTATCAAGAGATAAAGGAGATTAAAATGCGTAGAGATAATAGAACAAATACTTACACCGGCTACACTCAAGAAGATGTAGTTGCTAAGTTTCAAGATGCGTACTCAGCCGGACACATTGTCCGCTGGCTTTCAAATGATCGGGTTCCTAACCCAGACATGATTGCCGACTGGTATGAAAATGATCTTATCTCTCAAGAAGAGCAAGTTTATTCTTTAGAAATCAGAGATGAAGAGCAGTCAGATTTTCTACAAGAATACTTTACTGCTCAAGCTAATCGCTCTCCTGAGCAAATCGCTGAAGAGCAAATGATGGCACGTGCTGCTTTCGGTAATCAACCAATTGTAAATGCCATCACCGGAGAAATCTTCTGATGAAATCTTTTTTCGTAAATTTTACATCAACCATATTGAATATGGTTTTTGTACTTACAATCTTAACCTTAATTCTTGGATAAAAAAATGACAGACTATCTCAATACGTTAACAGGTTCTGCTGGCTTTGAGCTAGGATTAATTGCAGCGTTTGGAATATGGATGATACTTAATATGCTTAGGAGCAACTAATATATGAAATTAGCTATGTACATCCCTTTAAAACTGTGGTATAAAGGTATTAACAAAAGGAGAATACTATGACTAATCAAGACAACATCACCTTTGAAATGGATCTCGCTTATGAAAATAGCATTTCTGAAATTCATACATATTTCCCTAAGTCAGTAACTGTAAAGGTTTTGATTGAAAATGGTCCAGGTGGCGGTTGGCCTGTTTGTGAAATTTCAGGTGACAAAAATGTTATCAATAAAACATTATCTGATATAGGTTTTGGCGACAATGAAATTCAATTTATGATATATGGAGAATAAAATGAGAAATCTTGGAACCGCAACACTTCGTTACACTCGCAATATTGATGGTTTTTTTGAGACTGTCGAAGAAACTCGGCATGGTTTAACCGAAGCATGGGCTCTTAAAGATATTTACAATGCTCTTGCATTGTTGATTGAAAATAATAAAATCACAATGGATAACGTATTATGGATCAAAACTGAGGGTTTTAAGTAATGCCAGTGATGTTCATATATTCAGCAATCGTTGCTCTTGTTGGATTGGTTTTAATTACTACCGGCGCGCCAGTAGTGGGCTTGGGATTTATTATTATTGGTGTCGGCTGGAGTGTCGCAGCAATGATAAATGATATAAGGAATGACAAATGAACCGGACAGACGCATATATTGGAACATTTACTAATGATTCAAAAGATTCTGCACGAATCAAAGATCTTCGTAAATTTGTAAAATACATGAATAAGATGCTTAAACAAGAAGGTCTTAATCATCAATATTATATTAAGCTTCAGGGACGTCTTGGTAAAAATAATCCAAACTCCTGGAAATATGAAGCTGGTGAAAATAGCATATATGGCGGAAACTACTGTGGTCATTGGCGATGTATTCGCTTAGAAGATGCTGCGCATGCAGATGCATACATTTATAAAAGAAATCCATATTAATATCCGATTATATCCGATTAATAAAAATAAGGGCCAGCGAAAGTTTGCCCTTATTTTTTTTATAAATAGCATAAACTACTGTAGGAAAAGTTTATGCTAACATTTAAGAGTTATATATCTGAAAGTAAAGCAGCTGATCAATATGAAAAAAACGTTGCTGATTATATGACTAGTTTAGGTATTCCAGCATCTAGGCCAAAGGTCAGTGCTAAATATGCAGATATTGCTATTGATACTCAATACCGCGGAAAAAAACGAGTATGGTTAGAAGTAAAAATGAATCACACAGATAATCTTGGTAATGAGAGAGTTTTCTATAATGGCAAAAAGTGGGATGGTGGTAGAGATAAAAAAAGCGGTAAACTTTCACCTTTAAAAACCTACATTGTTAATTTTTTAAATAAATCTGATGAGGCTAAATCCTTTATATCAGATCTAGAGAAATTTTCAGGAATCAAAGATTGCAAGGTGCCGACTACAAAGGGTGGATTAAAGGATCCAAAAGCAGTTCCACTTGATGTAATGAAAGATTTCTTCAAAACACGTAATCGTTATATAATGAATAAAAGTAATGTAGATTTAGGTAAAATTGTAAGAAAACATTATTTAGAAGGTAAAGCAGAATCTGCATATTATTTACAAGCTGGCGATGATTTCTATATATTCGATAAAAAACAAAATCCATGTAATGTTCCAAACGACGTTCCAGTATTTAAAGGAACAGGTGAATTTAAAATGAGAGTTGGTACACGATCTCAATTTTATGAAGTACAACCTGAAGTAAAGGTTAAAAATATGGCAGATAGTAAATATTCTGTTAAGCCAGGAACTAGTAAAAAAAATCCTTTCGAATCTATGAAATAATAGGAAATACAATGCTTAATTTTAAATCACATATAAACCAGCCTCTTAATGAAAGTGCTTTAACAGCTCTTCGTGTTGCAACAAAAGCTCATAAAGGTCAGTTTAGAAAAAGTGGTGGAGAATATATTGCTCATCCAAAAGAAGTTGCTCGATTCGTAAAACAATTTAAAAAGTCTAATAATCTAACAGCTATGATTCAAGCTGCATATTTACACGATACTCTTGAAGATACTGATACGACTTATCAGGATTTAGTTAAACAGTTTGGTGCTCTTGTAGCTGATATGGTTCAAGAATTAACTACTGATAAAGCAGCATCTGATGCAATCGGTAAAGGTGAATATATTGCAAACAAAATGGCTAAGATGTCGAGTTGGGCATTGGTTGTAAAGTTAGCAGATAGACTAGCAAACGTTCAAGATATCGATACTCGACCAGCAGACTTTCAAAAGAAATATGCAGCTCAGACTGTATTAGCTATTAATAGATTAAGAAAAGATCGTTATTTGAGCCAGACTCATAACAAAATTATTTCAGCAATTGAAAAGAAAATTAAAGAATACATTCCGAAAAATGTTAAAGAAGATACTACTGAATTACATAAAAAATATCAAAATCACATTGATGCTGAAGAAAAACTCAGTGATCATAATTATGGTCCTAACAAAGCTAGAGCAACACGGACTGCTAATACATTAAGTAAAGCAATCAATAAACATCTTGGTCCTAATGCAACTATGCAAGATAAAATTAACCTTAGAACCCGATTACAGAACGAAAAATAGGAAACTATTATGCTTAGATTTGGAAATTATTTAACAGAACAAAAGAACACTCACATGACCCATATTGAGGATCGTGTTCTTTATGGTGGTGTGAATGGAACTCGACAGGCAATATTCGCTTTAAGAGATTTAAGGGATATGTTAGGCGGTAAAAAAGACGGTAAAGTAAGTGTTAAATGGGATGGAGCTCCTGCCGTTTTTGCCGGTATTGATCCAAATGATGGAAAGTTTTTTGTAGCTAAAAAGGGTATTTTTAATAAAAACCCAATGGTGTATAAAACTGATGTTGAGATTGATGCTGATACTAAAGGTGATCTAAATGCTAAATTAAAAGAAGCTTTAAAGTATTTACCCAACCTTGGAATTAAGGGCGTAATTCAAGGAGATTTTTTGTTTTCTAAATCTGACATTTATAATCAAACAATCAAGGGGCAAAAATACGTAATGTTCCATCCAAATACTATAGCATATGCCGTTCCTGCCGGCACTACAGCCGCAGCAGCAGTCAAAAGAGCTAAAATGGGCATTGTGTGGCATACTACATATACAGGCGAGTCTTTTGAGACGATGCGAGCTTCTTACGGAGTAGATGTTTCAAAATTGAGAAAAAGTCCCGATGTATGGTCACAAGATGCTATGCTAAGAGATTTGACAAGAGTTACTATGTCAGCTAAAGAAACCGAAGATGTAAATGAAAAATTATCTGAAATAGGATTTTTATTTAATCAAATTGGTGCATCTACATTAAAAACTCTTGAAGATAATAGAGATTTAGCTCAAACAATTGAGACATTTAATAATACATTTGTTCGTAAAGGTGAACAAGTAAAAGATACAGCTAAACATGTAAATGCATTAATCAAATGGGTCAATGCCCGCTATCAAAAAGAAATTGATAAGCGTAAGACCGAAAAGGGTAAAAACGCCCAAATAATAAAACGCGATGAATTTTTAAAATTCTTTTCACCAAATAATAAACAAAATCTTAAAAAGATATTTGATCTTCAAAAGTTAATAATTGTTGTAAAATTAAAACTTATAAATATACTTAATAAGCTAAAGAGCATTGACACTTTCGTTAAGACGCCTAATGGATTTAAGGTTACTGGCGAAGAAGGATATGTTGCTATAGACAAATTAGGTGGTGATGCGGTAAAGATTGTTGACAGATTAGAATTCTCGTACAACAACTTTTCGCCAGATATTTTAAAAGGATGGGATAAACCAGGAAGATGAAAAATGGATAAAACATATACAGAACTATTGCGCACACTTAATGAAAACTTTATTGCATTTGATTTAGAACACGAGGTTTTAACTCACTTTCAGACAAGGGCTGATGGAACGAAATGGAAAAATCATAAAAATGCGCCAGATTCTTACTATCTAGTAAAAACAAAACACCGGCTCCTTAAAGGTGACAGGGCATCTGAAGGATCTGATAGTTTGGCAAAACATTTAGATAGTCAGCCATTTCCACACAAGGATGGACCACATTATTCTGTACATAAAGAATCTATTGACATAGGAAACGTGGCAAGAGGACTGGGTGTTAATCCTGATGATGTGGCAAGAGGAATGGGTTTTAAAGAATCTGTTGATGAAACGTATCGAGGTTATAGCCAAGCAATTACTCAACCTCTGGCGCCACAAGAAGATCTTGACCGGTCTGAGGAAGTTAGAAACCATCACCTTGCTAAGCGGCATCATGAAAGACAGATGTCTAGAGATCCAGAAAATAAAAAATATCATCTACAACAAGCATCTTTGCATTCTGCTGCCGAAGATGCCGGCGCTGAAGTCAGTCGTATTGCTCCTGGAAAGCTGCGAGATGCAGCAAATAGAGATTTTAAAGAAAAAAGTAAAAAAGCTCATGCTGGGACAGTTCAACACTTGGGTGCGTCTGTTAAAGTTAATGAAAAAGCACCAAAGATAGACGATGAAAAATATGAAAAGCATATGAATAGAAATAAGAAACCAGAAAAACCAATAAGTTCTACTAAAAAAGCATTATCAAATATTAGCAAACGGGCAGATAAAATGTCAAGAGAATCTGTTGAACTTGATGAAGATCATTGCTTGGTATGTAAAGATTGTGGTGACGAACTAAACAAACCAACAACTGATTGTAAAAATGATTGCAGTGATCCAAATGGTAGTCATTGGGTTAAAGAATACAATGAAGCAATGTCTTTCAAGGAGTACGCAGCACTTACTGAAAAAGAAGATGAAGTAAAAGATGGTGATGGTGTTAATATTGTAAAAGATAGGGAATTTAAAGGCCCATCTATGAAGAAAGAGCCTGATAGCGGCAAAGGTATTACCTTTGCAAATATGAAAAAATCTAAGATAGCCAAAGAAGAAATGTCAGATGAAGTAAAAGCACGAGTCGCTTCATTACGTAATACTCCAAGTCAAATAGCGGCACGTAAAGCTGCAGCTAAAAATAAGATGGTGAGACCTGGAACTGAGGCTGATTTACCTAAAGATCATGATTGGAATGACAGAGATGCATATCCTAAGGAATCAACTGAAGTTGACGAATTAGCTCAAATGGTTCCTAATAAATCTCAACTTAATAAAGATCAAGCTACAAAAATGAATAAACTTGACGACGAACTTAAAGCAATGAGAGCTCGTATGGCTGAAGAAACTCAAAATGAAGATTACGAATTGACTGAAGATGACTTACCAGAAGAATGGACTCCTATTATGCGTAGAGCTGCTGCAAGACGTATGAAAATCCTTGCTCCTCGTATTAAAATGGGTATTAAAAGATCTAAAAATAAAACAGCTACAAAAGAAAAATTGATGAGCCGTGCTGTTAAACAAGTTAAAGCAGCTCTAATTAAGAAATTAACAAAGGGACAGGCTAAAACTGATTTGTCACCAGGACGTAGATTAGAAATGGAAAGACGAATTGCTAAGCTAGGACCGCGTATTAAACAGTTAGCACAGAAAAAACTTCCGGGCGTTCGGAAAATGGAAGTCGACCGCCGAAGAAATAAGAATAAGTGAGTTATTAATGATGATTAATTCTTTTAAGCAGTATATTGTTGAAGAGGCAAAGACACTTTATTTTACATTTGGTAGAATGAATCCTCCAACTATTGGTCATGAAAAACTGCTAGAGGTGCTTTCTTCTAAGTCAGGTAATAATCCATATCGAATTTATCTTTCTCAAACAAATGATAAAAAGAAAAACCCATTACTATATAATGATAAAGTTAAATATGCTCGGAAAATGATGCCTAAGCATGCTCGTTATATTATGTTAAACAAAGATGTTAAAACAGTATTTGATGCAGCTAATGCTATTTACAATGAAGGATTTGTAAATGTAGTAATGGTAGTTGGATCAGATAGAATCACTGAGTTCAAATCTTTATTAACAAAGTATAATGGTAAAACAGGACAACGGTATGGTTTCTATAACTTTAGAACAATTGATGTAATATCAGCCGGTGAAAGAGATCCTGACTCAGAAGGCGTCGATGGTATGTCTGCATCTAAAATGAGAGCTGCAGCAGGCGATAATGATTTTAATCAATTCACAAAAGGCCTTCCAAAGAATTTTAGTAATAAAGATTCAAAGGACTTATTTAATGGCGTAAGATCTGGCATGGGTTTGAAAGAAGAAACTGAATTCTATAAGCATGTGCAATTAGAATCTGTAGGTGATATTCGAGAAAAATATATTCAAGGCGAGATTTATAATCTTGGTGAACGTTTACGCATTAAAGATACCGATGAATTAGCAGAAGTCACATTTCGTGGGCCTAATTATTTAATTCTTGAGAAAGAAGATGGATCTATTGTAAGAAAGTGGATCGAGGCAGTTGAATCACTTGATGAAGCAGTTAAAAAGGTTGCTACGCCAAAGTGGAAAAAATCTGGTCCTAATGGAGAAAAAGAAATTACATTCTCTACTGGACGCCGATTCCAAATTGAGAAACAATATGATCAAGATGATCGCCATAAAGGTGAATGGAAAGTTATGGAATGGAATACCCGCTCACGTGATTGGGATTGGCATGAGACATATAGCCCACAATGGCATGCGAAAGCAAAAGTAATTGAACTAGGTAAATATGATTCTAAAGGCAAAAAAGTTACTGAATCTATCGAGTCGGTTAACGAAGATCCTACTCAGTTAGCACACGATGCTGTTACTTCAGCAGAAATGCTGAAAGGTCTTGGTATTTTAGGGACAGGAGCTGTAATAAAATACGGCATCACAGACCCTCTTACTAAAGTAATACATAAAAAAATTACCAACACCGTAGATAAATTTAAAGCAGACCGTAAAAGAAAAAGACCAGTAATTACTAAACCAATTCCTCGTGACATGAAGACAGAAGATAGTAAGCTAGATAATTATAATAAGACTGGATGGGGAACTAAAGAAAGCACTAAAAAATGGGTAGATGCTACTCCGGGTCAAGTTATGCCAGACGTTAAACCAACTCCAAAGTCTAAAACTAAAACAAGAAAACATCCAGGTAGTGATGTATCAGACGCCGGTGGTATGGGTGAGGGTGCTATGAAACGGTCAGGTCCAGATATGGACGGTTACGCACCAGGAGGTAATAAAGCCACTATTAGTTATGATAAAATTGACAAGGGTTTAAAGACATACAGAAAAAAACCAGATGATTTAGTTACTAAAATTAAAATTGCTCGAAAGGGTGCCAAGCTAATTTTAGGAGATAAACGAGATGGAAAATAGTCCAAAGCCAAATGCGCCGTTAGCACCTAAAACCTCAGAAATTGCTGCTCAGCCTTCCCCTGGTAATCCGGAAGTAGAAGCTCGTAAAAGAGCTGTACAGCAAGAAAAAGAAAAAAGATTACGCGAACGTGAACAGCGTAAGCGGCAAAGAGAACAAGAGAAAAAACAACGGGCTCAAGCAAGAGAAAATGCAAAAGCTATGAGACAAGATCGGCGGGCGGCATCTCAACAAAGAGGCATCGATCGTTCTGCTGGAGCTGAACAAAAAAGAGCGGAGAGAAGTATGGCTGTAACCACTAGAGACGCTATACGAAGAAATAAATCTAAAACTGCTGCTGGGAAACAATTCTTTGGCAATAGATCTTCTTCTAATTTAGCTGTTAACTCATCAACGGAAATTAACTGTACTGATGATATGGTTGGTTTAAATGAGGATATGTATTTTAAAGTAAAAATTGAAGGCTTGCCTACGATGTATGTCAATTCCGCAAACCGTGAAGAATTAAGAAAAGATCTAGTTGGGCTTCTTCGAAATCCATCAAAAGCTGTTGGCAATATTAAAAGAGTTACGCCGGCCGAAGTTAAGAAAAGATTGCGGCTGCGATCACAGGGTAAAGAAGAGGAAGAAGAGATGGATGAATCTTATATAAAGTTTGATCACCCTAAAGTGGAAAAAATCAGTAAAGGTTTTGAGGGTCGTAAAGAAGCTGAGCGTCATAATGATCACCTAGTGGGAAAGAAAAAAGCGTCAGGCAAAAGCTATGTTCTCAAACATAAAGACAATAAATTTTATGTTGTTGACATAAAAGAATCTGTAGAAATGAATGAAGCTAGCAAAATTAGACCAAGCTTCTCAAGAGCGTATATTAGTAGAAAAAGAAAAGAACATGCGGAATTAAAGCGGCAACATGATCAAAATATTAGAAATGAACTTGGTGTCAAGGAACAGGCTAACGAAAATTATTTAGACGAAGACATTCGTTCTATGTTAATTAACGAGGGTTATTCTGAAGAAGATATTCAATATATTATTGACGAAGGTCTATGGGATAACATTAAAACTGGCGTCAAATCTGCAGCAGATAAAATTAAGAAAACTACTTCAAATATTCGTAGAAAAGTAATGAATCCTAACAAAGATAGTTTATTATCAAAAGCAAGAACTAAATTAGGTCTTAATGCAAAACCAAAACCAGTTGTAGCAAAACCAAAACCAGTTGTAGCAAAACCAAAACCTGCTACGACTGTGGTATCTTCAAAACCAGCGCCACGAAAACCCACATATCACAATAATAATAGAAAAGATAAAATTGCTAAAGGATCTAATACTGGTGGAGTAGTTAACCGGAGTAGCAAAAATAAATCTGCTCATGTACCTCTTTCTACTGTAAATAAGCCAAAGCCTGCTGCTCCGGCACCAGTCGCTACTAATAAACCAACTGCTACTTCTAATATAAGCCCCGCCGCTTTATCAATTGCTAAAAAATATGCTAAAACTGAAGATGTTATGACTTCTACTTCAGCTGATAGTCAAGTTAAATTAAATCCAGAAACTGGAAAGTATGAAAAGAAAAGAATGAAACGTGGACAAATTAATGCTCAAACTGCAACTGAAGGCGTAATGTCAAAACTAAAAAATCATTATATGAATGAATCTAAAGCATATTATGCTCCTGATGCAGATGGTAAGAAGATGTCAAAATCTACAAAAGAGAAACGCGCTGCACACTTTGCAAAAGGTTCTTATAAGCCAGCTCCTGGAGATGCTACGGCCAAGACAAAGCCGTCAAAGCATACTAAAAATGCTGATGAAATGGGCATGGGCCCAACTGATGAGGCCTGCTGGGATAGCCATAAGCAAGTTGGAATGAAGAAAAAAGGTAAGAAAATGGTTCCTAATTGTGTTCCAAAAAATGAATCATACAATATAAATGAAAATAAAAAAGGTTTAGAAAATAAAGCTGAAAAGTCTGGTATGCCACTTGGTGTTTTAAAGCAAGTATATAACCGTGGTATGGCTGCTTGGAAAACTGGTCACAGACCAGGAACGACTCCAGAACAATGGGGTATGGCTCGTGTAAATTCATTTATTACTAAGTCTTCTGGTACTTGGGGTAAAGCCGATAAAGATTTGGCTGCAAAAGTCAAAAAATAAAACATAAGGAAAATTAAAATGTTTGCAAACGATGATAACGAAAAAAATATTCAAACTTACGCCGCTCTTTTGCAGGACATAAGAGAAGGTAAAGAAGGTATCGATGAAGCTACTTCTATCCACCTCCAGGAGGCAAAGAATGCAAAGAATTCTGTCCACGCGAGGGCGATGATCCACCATGGTATCATCAGCGATATAAACGGCCGTTACGATGGGCATGAAGATGAAAATCGCGAAGGAAGTCATCTTCATAAAACTAGTAGTGAATTAGAACAATTAGCACACAATCATAAGAAACTGTCTGACATACATCATGCTCATGCAACTCTTCACTACATTGCTGGAAATCACGAAGCGGCTTCGGATCATGAGGAGATAGCGAACCAACATCGTAACGCTGCGCATGTTTCAAATCATCATCACATGCGCAATACGCCGGTCGCAAATCGTGAAACCCATGAAGGGTTTAGCCATTTTTCTGATCATATCAATGCTGACAGCGAAGATGCTTTAGAAGAACATCCAATTACGACTAAAATGTTAACTAAAATTCCAGCAGTTAAAAGATAAGGAAAATGAAATCATTTAGAAAATTCATAACTGAAGAAAAACATGGCAAACTTAATGTTAAGCCTGAGCAAAAAGTTATGAATTACCTTAAAAAATATAATATTCCTGATGATACTGGTGTGGCTAATTATGGAATAGATTTTGGTCCAAATGGTGGCAAGGTACAGTCGACTGATAGTTATGTTAAAATTCCTATAGCTAGAAAAACTCAACGGGAGGCAATTCCAGAAAAAAATCATCCTTCAGTTGATAAATTATTAGCTGATATTGAGAAGGGTGCTTTTAAACATCCTCGTTTAATTAGCTATAATGTTGGAGATACTTATCGAGAAGGTAAAACTGCTCTTGTTATATATTTTGCTAATAGAGTGGCAGTTGGAAAACCAGATGCACTTTATCACTGGACAAAGACTGCCAATGTTGATAGTATATTAAAAAATGGATTAAAACCTTCTTCAGGAGATTGGGTAATTAGTGGTTCAAAGGTTGCATATGTTGCAACGTTCCTTACTGAAAAACCAAAGCGTTTAGCTAGAGTTCGAGGATTTACGCATTTTAAAGAGCCGACATGGACATTATTAAAAGTAGATCCTGGTAATTCTAAACTTTACGTTGATGAACATAGATTTGATCCTGATCCAATTAACTGGATGGTGTATGATGTTATTTCAAAAGATAATATAGAAGTAGTAAAAGATATTAAAGCAAATAGGCAAATAAAATGAAACATAAGGAAAATTAAAATGTTTGCAAACGATGATAACGAAAAAAATATTCAAACTTATGCTACTCTTTTGCAAGACATAAGAGAAGGTATCGATGAAGCTACTCACATGGGAAAGAAGCCAAAGAATCTTGTGCATGCTGCTGCATTAGATCATTCTAATATAATTAAAAACGTAACTGACGGTTATGAAGATGATCCATATAAAACTTATGATGCAAGTCATTTGAAGGATAAATCTCGTCATGAAGTGGATCAATTAAATCGAAGTCATACAAAGTTAGTCGACATACATCGTGCGCATGCAACTATTCACTCGGCGCATGGAAATCACGAGGCAGTTGTTGCACATACAAAAGCTGCTAAACTGCATAAGCATTGTGCAGATGTTTCAGATTGGGATTACGGCATGCCAACGAGCCATGAAGAGTTTTCAGATGCAGCATCCACTGCATCTCATAGAGGATCCGAAGCGTTAAAAAATCACCCGCTTACTTCTAAAATGTTTAGCAGCAAAAAATGAAAACATTTAGAGAGCTATTAGAAAATAAAGAAAATGAATATAACAATGAGGGCGGCATGTCTAAAGGTCAACTTAAGACCATGATTGATGCCGCTCAAGAGTTACATGATATGCTAAGTGATAACGATAATATGCCCGAATGGGTTCAATCAAAAATTACAAAAGCCACCGATTATGTTGATACAGCTCGTGACTATATGAAGAATGAAATAAAAACAGAATCAGTTAATGAAAAAAAATCTGAAACTTGGGAAGCTGGTTATAAAAGACGTGTTGTAAAAACTACAAAGCCTGAACATAAAGAAAAAGGCCATAACTGGAGAATCAAAGGTAAGGAAAGACCTGGAATTTCTATTAAACTATATGATAAAAAGCCTTCACAGGAACAATTTAATAAAGAAATGAAAAGAGTTGCTGGCCATGAGTTTGGAGGATAACAATGGATACTTTTAAACAGTACATATCAGAACGTGGCAACGATTCTAAAGGGCACTATATCCCAACCGAAAAAGGTGCGGGGATGACTCAAAAGGGTGTAGACGCAGTTAACAGAAAGACCGGCGGCAATTTGAAAACTGCAGTGACCGGTAAAGTAAAAGCCGGAAGTAAAGATGCAAAAAGACGTAAATCATTCTGCGCTCGTATGAGCGGAATGAAAGGCCCTATGAAAGACGAAAAGGGTAGACCAACAAGAAAAGCGATGTCGTTAAAGCGGTGGAAGTGTTAATAAGTAGTTATTAAAGAACAGGATTTCTAATATGGTAACAGATGATAGATCGGAAAAGCGGTTGGATAGAATCGAAGAAAAGATTGATAAACTAACAGACGCACTAGTAAATATAGCTAGATTTGAAGAAAAAATGGATGCTTATAATAAGTACCGAGATGATTCTTGGGCTCGTATGAATAAATTTTCGGAGAAGCTTGATTGTATTGAAAGAAAAGTAAATGAAAACGCTAATACCGTTCATGTAATTAATAAGTTATTCTGGGGTATGATTATTGCAGCTATTGGATCTGCAATAGCTCATTTTGGAATGATGTAAATTCAATAAAAAAATTGTATAAATAGAACTATAATATCCAAGCTTGTATAAATGGAGACAAAAATGGAAACCAAAGACTTAAACAGTATAGGCTTGGCATATCTTGAGATGGTCGAGAAAAGAAATATTGAGGCTAAAAAGAATCATGCTGCGGTCCTTGCAGCAGCAGCACTAGACGAAAAGATGGATCCCACAGATCATGTAAAACAAAACGATAATGGCATGTGGTGTGTATATAGTAAAGATAATAAAAAATTAAAAGAATTCAAAAAAGAATCTGACGCTAATGCGTGGGCAGTAGACAACCATGATACGCTTATGTCAGAAGCTAAAAAGAAATTACATCCTAATCAAAAAGCATTAGACGCAGACGGTGATGGAGATATCGAAGCTGATGATCTCGCTGATTTGCGCAAAGATGCTGATAAAGATGATAAGAAATTTGATAAAAAGAAAAAGTCATCTAAAAAAGATGATGATGATGAACAAGAAAAGTTTAAAGCTTATACTGGTGATGATAAAAATGATCAAGAAGGTACAAGCGTTAGAGAAGATAAGTTTGAGCCACATATGATGTATGATCCGAAAACTGGTAAAGGTTATAAGGCCGAAAAAGAAGAAGATCATTTGCGTATGAAAAAGATGGGATACACTCACGATAAACCAGAAGAGATTGATGAAGCAAAGAATATAACTACTGATAATAACGCTCTAGTGAGTTTTTATCAAAAACATTCTAATAAGTATAGATTGGTCGGCCATATGAATGCTGGTGTCATTGGTAGTCAACATCAAATGTTACCTGCAGATACTAAGAACATTTCTAATCAAGCTGTAAAAGCTGGAGTTGGAAAAATGGTGAAGGTTCCTAATTCTATGTTAAAAAAACATATTGCTGATTATAAAAATGAAAATAAACCAGCTCCACCAGAAATTGCAGTTGCATTAAGTCAACACCACGCAAAATCTGTAGTTGAATCATCAATGCAGTTCGAAGGTGTTAAAGCTACTGGTGCACAAGCGAAAGCTCTGCATAAACTTATGCTGAGTGCATTAGGCAAAAAACAAATGCCAAATGCTCGCAATGGACATACTAGCTCTATCGCAACAAATGGAGATTTTGTAGTACATGGTTCTATGGGTCAAGTTGCAGGTAGAATCAAAAAAGGCGATTTCGTTGATCCGATGAAAGAATCAACAGATTTACAAGAAGGTGCAGCACGTCAAGCCGCCTTCCATAAAGGTCTTATGAATTATTGTAAAGAAATCGGCAAAGATCATATGGATCATAAAGATTTTATGGATCATGCAAAGCATGTTAAAGCCGGTGACTGGGATAAAGCCAGAACTCATGCTGATGGTATGGACACTGAAGTAAGAGAAAAAATTCACACTTTAGCAATTGACCATTTAGGTCAAGGTGCTGCAAGCGAATTATATGGCGGTGATCGAGTAAGCTTATCAAAAAAAGAAGGAGATGGTAAATTGCATGCATCTTATAACGAATCAGTAAATGTGGACGAGGCTACTATTCCTGACGGTCAAACTGCCATGACGAAAAAGCCTGAGCTTACTAAAAAGGATAAAAAGACTATGGGTAAGATTGCAGATCTTATGAAGACAGCAAACGAATCAGTAAATGTAGACGATGTATTAGCACTTATTGATCAAGGCTATACATTAGATCAAGCTGAAGCAATGGTTGCAGAAGCAGCGTGTGGTACAGTAAATGCTTCTCGGCAAGGCAAAGCTGGAGAGCTTGAGAGAAATGTAGCAAATGATCAAAGGTCAATTCCTGTAAAATCAGTAGGTGCTGCACCTGTTAGACCTGGTACAAAGCAACAGCAACGTGATTTTGATCAAGGCGCAAAATTGGCTAAGCCGCCCAAAGAAGTATCTTTGAAGCCTATGCCTGCTGCATTATCAAAGAAAATGGAAACAGACGAAGAACTCCATGGCGATCAACATAAATTAGATCATAATAAAGATGGCAAAATTACTGCACCTGATCTTGCAAAAGTCCGGACACATGGCGCCGTTAAGAAAGCTAACCGTCAAGAATCTGTTATGAATCGTGTTAGTAATATGGTTGAAAATATTCGGGCTGATATACAAGAAAAAAACGAAATCAATGAAGTGAGCAAGGGAACTCTTAGAGATTATGCCAAGAAAGCCGTTCATGACATAGATAAACAAAAAGCCGACGCAGATAAATTTGAATTCCGTGGAATGGCGTCTCAAAGCCGTAAAGTGCAGCACAAGAATTTTGCAAAAGCAACCGATGCGGATAGAAAGGCGGGTAACCGTAAAAAAGGTATTGGCATAGCTGTTGATAAACTGGCTAGAGAATCTGTTAAAGAAGGTGTTCCAACAACTAGGAAAGAGCTGCAGAAGTATCGCTTCGCCGGCGAATATGAAAAGAGTGGAATGAAATATCCATATAGCACAGCCGACACGTCGAAGGCCGACGAAGCGGAAGCCCGGGCTATGATTGCGCAGACCCGCACAAGTGTGAACAAAAATAAAGCAAAAAAAGAGTCTGTGCAAGAAGCTGCTAAGCCAACAGGAATTCATCACTCAACACCAGTAACTGCAGCTCAAGCCAATGATGAGCAGGCAAGAGGTCGTTGGACTGATAAAGCTGGCCGTAATACGATGACTGAAAAAGAATTTGTTGATATGCATACTATCCATCCAGATGTTCTGCCAGAATTTGACGGTAACGTTGCGGCTAAAAAGACAGCTGAAGCTATTAAAAAGGCTCCAAAAGTATCACCAACACCTAATCCAAATCCAAATGCTGGTGATAAAAATAAAGTAAAATCTACAGAAGCTCCTGCAGCTAATGCTGGTGTAGTAGGCGAAAGCTATATGGATAAATATGCTAAATACATTAGAGGAGAAATATAATGTTTGCAAATAACGATAACGAAAAAACTATTAAAACTTATGCGGCGCTTTTGCAGGGTATAAGAGAAGGTAAAACTCATATGGTCGATATTGATCATACAGGTGGACCGGATGATAATGCCAAGATGCATAATATTACTATTAAGAAAAGCCAAATGGACGATGGCACTCACACTGCTAATTCACACGACGCTACTGGATCGAAAAAAGATCTTCAAAAGTATTTAGCTAAACATTATGACGACGCGGCTACAGCAAAAGAGCTACATCCAGAAATTTATAAATAGGCTACGAATTAGAAAATAAACATAATGCAATTATTTGATGAAATAAATGATGACAATTTACTAATATTTGCTTCTCGGCATTATTACAATCCAAAATGTATTGATGTCGAGGAGTTTTATGAAGATCTAAATAGATTTAAGTATGTAAAAAGATTAGTAAATAGATATATTGAATCTGAAAGATTAGCAGATAGATTGATACTAAATCATCTTATTATTATTTTTAATGTTTTTGGAGTTGAAGCGAGCATAAAGATTTTAAAGTATAAATTAAATAATGATCATTGGAAAGTAATAAAACCATTTTTGATATTTTTAAAGCATATTAAGCCAACTGATTTTATTGAGATTGAGATGGATGACAAGATTGTACAAATATTAAGAAAGATATAAAGAATGGGATTTATTAAAAAGGCTGGTGATTTAGTATATACCTTTAGGTTTTTGGCCTTACTGGTGACACCGTTCGAAAAAACAAAGGCCTTTGAGTTAGGTCTTATTGACAAAGATGGTAAGCGTACTCGGACTGATGGTGATTTGGATTACCCAGAACAAAGAGATGCGTATACACCATTTATTCGTTTAGTATTTAATATTAAAAGATTAATGGCCAAAGCGCCTGGAGGTCAATCTGTTGTTGCTCGATATGCTGCAGCGCTGTATCTCATTAAAGAAAATTTAGATCTGACTGATAAGTCAATAAAACAAATTACTGAAAAATGTGGACTTGATCCACTTGATTTTTTGTCAGAACAAAGTGGTTGGTTTTTATTAGAAAGCGGTGCATTAGCTCCAGGATCATATAGAGTTAAAAATAATAAAATAGTAAATAGCACATTTGAAGAGGTTGTAAGACCAAGAGATTGGATTCGAGTTGGAAACGATTGTTATCCTGTAGGTGAAATGTTTGGATTAAATGTATATGAAGCTACGCATGTAAATACTAGACAAAAAGTATATATCACTATAGGGGAAATAATGTCGTGATGCGGCTGAAAAAATATATCAAAGAAATGGCGTCAGTGGCAGTTTCAGAGTTAGATGCTGAATTCTTAGCAAATGCTCAAAAATTAACATCGTTTAATTTAAAAGGATCTGATTTCACTTCTTTAAAATATAAAAAAGAAATTCAGCACTTGTTTCATATGAAATATTTTCCGACATTTAATATGGATAATACTATAAAGGGTCAACCAACTGTAGGTAAAGTTAATTCAGTTTTAAAACAACTGAAAAAGGCTGACGCAACTGCATTTGGAAAATTACATAAGTATGATATTAAAGGTGTTGGTCCTGGTGAAGCAATGTTATTCTTTATTTTAGATGACGCTCATTTAGGTGGTGGTTCTTCTGCCGGCGTTGATTTAGTAGTTGATGGTAAAAATTATGAAATCAAAGCTGGCAATTTTACTAAAGATGGATATATGGTTAACTATAAATTAGGTGCCACTATGGATATGACAAAAATAGTCGGTCCGGCCCTAGAACTTAAGAATATGGCTGATCCCAAAGGAGCCCTAGGTAGAGAAAAATCTGGCGTGAATGGAAAACAAATGACGGCTATTAAAAGAATACCAGCGCTTGCTGCTAGATGGAAAAAAGAAGTTGAAGATCCTTATATTGATGCAGCTCATGCATATCTTTCCGCAAATCCAATTATCTTTATGGTCAACACATCGCCTAAGAATTTAATTGGAATGTGTAAAGCTATTAAAGTACCTAAGAAGTCTGATATTGGATTAGATATGGTAACTCAAGGAATAATCAAACCAAAGGTAAAGGTATGAAAAACAAATTAGCACAGATAAGATCTTTAAATACAGCTTTTCAAAATACTCGTAAAGATAAAGATGAAGACCGGAAAAAGAGAAAAGAAATTAATCCGACATATGATGGAAGACATCATCATGGCACCTTTAAAAAAGTAGAAGACGTGCAGGAAGATGCACCAGCTAATTCAATCAGTACTGGCGGACCAGTTGCTGGCCACGATAATATTCCGCTTGGTCATAAAATGATGCGTAGAGTAAAAGAAGTTCCAGTAACTGATCGTAGATATAAACTCAATAGTTCAAAAGCTAATACTTTAAAGAAAAAATATAGAGGTAAAGAACTATTGTTAACTACATTTAAGAAACACGCATACGGCAAGTAAATGCTTAAAATTTATATGATGATATTTGTAATCGGTTTAATAGGCTCTATAGGTTATGGAGCCTATGCTACATGGAACCATATGCAAGCGAAAGTAGAAATATTAACAGCAAACAATGCTAAGCTTGAGGGTGCTGTACAGACTCAAAAAGATACTATTGGCGCACTTGAGTCTGATATTCAAGCAGTTAACAATGAATTAAAAAGCGTTAATAAACAAATGACCCGTACACGCACGCGGAATAAAATACTTGCAAAGAAATTAGAAAGTCTAGATCTTGGGTTGCTTGGCGCTGAGAAGCCAGATGTAGTTGAAAGATTAATTAATAGGGGAACTGCTAATGCATTAAGATGTTTTGAATTAATGTCTGGCGCTCCATTAAGTGAAAAAGAAAGAGAAGCAGAAAATGGAAAAGCGTTTAATCGTGAATGCCCTTGGTTGTTTGATACTCTTGTTGACCCTGAACGGTTGCAGCAGCTTGAAAAGGCTTCCCGAAACAGTAGAGATTAAAACTAAACCAGTCGAAAGACCTGAACTTGTTTTACCGGAAGCAGATCAAATTGATCAACGTGATATAACATGGGTTGCAATAACACCAAATAATCATGAAGAAGTTTTTGATGATCTAAAAAAGACAGGAGATGATCTAGTTTTATTTGGATTAACTGGAGATGATTATGGAAAATTGGGTTTAAATATATCTGATATTCGAATGTATATAGGTCAACAACAAGCAATCATTCAGGCATATAAAAATTATTATATTGAAAGCGAAAAAACCATGGATAAAGCAGTTACTATAGAGGAATAACGAATGGAATACTTATGGATTTATACTAGTATCGCTGGAGCCCTTCTTGGCGCAGCATGTTTAGCTTATATAAGAGATACCAGAATAGGTTTATGGGGATATTCAAAATTTGATCAAGCATGTGACTATTTGCGTGATAGATATGGATGGACGTGGTTTGATCAAGATCCAGAAGCATGGAAAAAAGTAAATCCAAAAATTGCTGCTAAGATTCAAGAATTAGAAAATAGAATAAATGAGATGTCAAGAATTTCAGGTGATAATAGAAATATTAGCGGTAGAAAGAATTCCACAGTGTCGATACAACCTAAAGACTATTCTGACGCATAGCATACTATCCCCCCTGTTAAGAGATACTCTCTTATTATATCAAGATATGGTATACTTGTACATATGTATATACTAAATATATTAATTTTTTTAAAAAGATATGCGCATTTTTCATTGTACAAAATTTTAATACTGATATATAATAGTACCAATTAAAAAAGAAACTCACTCTCAATATAAACATTCGTAGCAAATAATATGTATTTGCTAGGGAACTAAAGTACGCTTAGGAAAATAATATGTTATTTCAAGAACAAATCTCAAGAAAACCAGACTTATATCCATGGACAAAAGACTTTATTGAAGCTATATGGAAAGGATTTTGGACACCAGAAGAATTTAATTTTCGTTCGGATTATTCACAATTTAAAACAGATTTGAGTCCAGAAGAACGTGAGATTGTTGTTAAAACTATGTCAGCGATCGGTCAAATTGAAATTGCAGTTAAATCATTTTGGGCTGATGTAGGTAATCACTTACCTCATCCATCGATTAAAGACTTAGGTTATGCTATGGCCAATTCAGAAGTCATTCATAATATGGCATATGAGAAAATTCTTGATGTTTTGCATCTGACTCATGTATTTGAAGAAAATCTAAATGAAAAAGTAATTAGAGGCCGTGTAGATTATTTACGCAAATATAATAATAAAGTCTATGCTGATGATAAAAAGCAATATATCTACTCAATTATGCTGTTTACGTTGTTTGTAGAGAATGTAAGTTTGTTTAGTCAGTTCTATATCATTATGCATATGAATCGTAATAAAGCAGTAATGAAAGATTGTGCGCAACAAGTACAATATACTCGAAATGAAGAAATGCTACATGCTCAAGTTGGCATTAAGCTAATTAATACATTGCGTGAAGAGTATCCTGATTTGTTTGATGATGAATTAGAAGCCCGTGTAAGAGAAGAATGCATCGATGCTCTTAAAGCAGAAAGCAAAGTCATTGATTGGATTATGGGTGGATACCAAACTGATGGATTGTCAGCATCAATTCTCAAATCTTTTATTGCTAAAAGAATGGCTGATTCTTTAGATCAGATTGGATTTGACAATTCAGAGATTATATATAATCAAGACGAGATTGATCAAACATTTTGGTTTGACGAAGAACTGCTAGGTGCTAATATGACAGATTTCTTTCAAAAGCGCCCGGTCGAATATGCAAAGGGACAAGGTATTACTGCTGATGATTTATTTTAAAGGATTATATAATGGGATTTGAATGGGCAAACGATGATTCACGGCTTTTCTTAAGCCGTGGATACATCGATGGAAATATGACAGTAGAAGAGCGTGTTCGCATGATCGCTCAGACTGCAGAGACTATCCTCGATAAAGACGGCTTTGCTGATAAATTTTATGATTATATGAGTAGAGGATTTTATTCTCTCTCATCACCAGTTTGGTCTAATTTTGGTACAAAGAAAGGACTTCCTATTTCGTGCAACGGCGTATTCGTTAATGATAATATGGAATCGATTCTTATGAAGACCGCTGAGATTGGTATGCAAACTAAAATGGGTGCCGGTACTTCTGCATATTTTGGAGCTCTGCGCCAACGCGGAGAAGAAATTAAATCAGGCGGAACAGCCGACGGTCCAGTTCATTTTATGAATCTTGCTGAAACAACAGTTGATGTAGTTGCCCAAGGTAATGTCCGTAGAGGATCGTGTGCAGCATATCTTCCTATTGAGTCACCAGATATTATGGAGTTTCTAGAATGCCGTGAAGAAGGTTCTTCAATTATTAATCTTTCACTTGGTGTTTGCATTTCAGACGAATGGATGGAATCTATGATTGCTGGTGATACAGAAAAGCGTACCGTGTGGGCACGGGTGCTTCGTAAGAGAAGAGAATCTGGTTATCCATATTTGTTTTTTAGCGATACTGTAAATAACAATAAGCCTCAAGTGTTAAAAGATCAAGATATTTCTATTTGGGCATCAAATCTTTGTTCTGAAATATGTTTGCCATCAAGCGAAGATTGGTCGTTTGTTTGTAATTTAGCGTCAATGAATTGTGCCACATTTGATGAATGGCAAGATACAGACGCAGTAGAAACTATGACTTGGTTCCTTGATGCGGTAATGGAAGAGTATATTGAAAAGACTGCTGATATTCCGTTTATGAAATCAGCACATGATTTCGCAGCGCATTGGAGAGCGTTAGGTCTTGGTCAATTAGGATGGCATACATATTTACAATCTAAGAATATAGCATTTGAATCATTTGAAGCACATATGCTCACTATGAAAATTAGTAAGTTTATTGATGATAGGTCTCTTGAAGCATCAAAGGAGTTGGCTATTGAATATGGTGAACCTGCCGGTATGCTTGGTGTTGGTGAGCGTAATTTAACAAGAACTGCAATTGCCCCAACGACTTCTTCATCTTTTATTCTAGGTCAGGTATCACCGTCTATCGAACCGCTTGCTTCTAATTATTTCACTAAAGATTTAGCCAAGGGAAAGTTTACATACCGCAATCCACATCTTAAAGCAGTATTGCATGATCACGGTAAAAACAATGAAGAGGTATGGGTGGATATTCTTAAGCATGGGGGATCAGTTCAACATTTAGATTTTCTTACTCAAAATGAAAAAGATGTATTTAAAACTTTCAGTGAGATTACTCCGCTTTCTATCGTACAGCAAGCCGGCGGAAGACAGAAATATATCGATCAATCTCAATCATTAAATATTTTAATTCATCCAGATGTTTCGGCAAAGGATGTTAATGCGCTAATTATTGAAGGATGGAAGTTAGGCGTTAAGACATTTTACTATCAAAGGTCATCAAATCCAGCGCAAGAACTAGTTCGTGATATTATGAACTGTGCTAGTTGCGAAGCATAAGGAAGACTATATGCAACATTACTATATTGAATGTAACTATTGTGATGCAGAATCGCAAGTATCAACAGAAGATAAAGAGCCAGAATATTGCCCATGCTGTGGACACGAAGTAAATGCTCAATTACTAGATGCAGAGGATGACGATTAATTTATATAAATAGTATTTTGTAATTAAGGAATACTATATTGTGGTTATTTGAAAATAAAGAGTTTGATCCAGCTGATTCTCGTATTAATGACTTAGCTGGATTTGTTTACTGTATAACTGACTTAACAAATAATAAAAAATATATTGGTAAAAAAACTTTATGGTCTATAAGAAGACTTAAACCTTTAAAGGGTAAAACTAGACGAAGAGTAAAAAAAGCTCAATCTGATTGGATGAGTTACTATGGCTCAAATGAAGAAGTTAAGTTGCTTGTAGAAAATGATGGAGAAAATAGATTTAAAAGAGAAATACTAAAGCTATGTAAGACAAAGGGTCTTATGAGCTATTATGAGGCAAAAGAACAATTTGATCGTGAAGTCCTTTTTAATGATGAATATTACAATGAATTTATTGGATGCAAAATTCATTCAAAACATGTAAAAGGAAAAGAATAATGTACGAATATAAATGTACTATTAATAGAGTAGTTGACGGTGATACCGTTGATGTAGACATCGATCTTGGATTTGGCATTGTATTAACTGATGAAAGAGTTCGTGTAATGGGTATTGATACACCTGAATCTCGTACCAGCGATAAAGTCGAAAAGGTTTTTGGTAAAGCAGCCAAAGCAAGACTTCAAGAACTTCTTGGAACTAAAGGCGTGTTAAAGACTGAAATCAATAAAGATGGTGAAGATATGAAAGGTAAGTTTGGTAGAGTCCTTGGTGATTTTGTTGCGCCGGACGGACGTATGTGCACCGAGATCCTTATTGATGAAGGCCATGCTGTTCCATATCACGGACAATCTAAAGCTGATGTTGAAGTTGGACATCTTGCTAATCGTCAAAGATTAATGCAAGAGGGCAAAGTTGACGTAAAATTAATTCAAGAATTATCTGAATAAAGGGTTTACAATTGATTAATAGTATGTTATAATACTTACATAATGAAAGGAATCCCAGATGATTTTAATTGACTTCTCAGGTATCTCGATTGCTCCGGTAGCGATGGGTTTAGCTAATGCTGACGAAAATTTAATTCGACATATGATACTAAATAGCATTCGTATGTATCGTCAGAAGTTTAAAGATAAATACGGTGAAGTAGTAATTGTAGCAGATGCCGGCGGTAATTGGCGAAAAGACGTGTTTCCTGAATATAAAGGTAAACGTAAAGAGTCTAGAGAAAAGTCTAAAATTGATTGGGATGAAGCATTTCGCTGTATTAGTTTAATTCGTGAAGAATTAAAAGAACATTTTCCATATAAGGTTATTCATCAGTGGGGATGTGAAGCTGATGATGCTATTGCTGAAATTGTTAAGCACACTCAAGAGTTTGGTAATCATGAAGAAGTTATGATTGTGTCATCTGATAAAGATTTTAGACAATTACAAAAATACGGCAATGTTCGCCAGTATTCCACAGCTACAAAAAAGTTTATGGATGAGCCTAATCCTAGGCTTTATCTTGAAGAGCATATTCTTACTGGATGCGGTACTGATGGTGTACCAAATGTTTTATCTGACGATAAAGTTTTTGTAGAAGGCAGACGTCAAGGTACTTTATCAGCAAAGAAAAAAGCTGCACTCCTAGAAGATCCAAAATCATTAGGTGATGATGTTTATCGTAATTATCTTCGTAATAAAAAAATGATAGATCTAACAGAAAAATCAGAATGTCCTCAAAGTATTAAAGAAGAAATTATAAATACGTATATAGAACAAGATCAATGGGCAAACAAGTCTAAAGTATTCCCATATTTAGTATCTAAAAGATGTAGAATGTTAGTTGAAAACGTACAGGAGTTTATATAATAATGATAAGTGATGTAATTAATGATGCCTCAAAGGCAAGATCAAAAAAACAAAAGATTGAAATATTACGGAAGAACGAAACATGGGCTCTAAAAGATATTCTTAGAGGAACTTATGACGAAAATGTTAAATGGAATATTCCTAATGGCCGGCCGCCATATAAAGAAAATCAGGGATATAACGCACCATCTAATTTACTTAAAAAGCATAAAGAATTTGTTACTTTTGTTCAAGGACAATCAGGTGATTCTATGCGAAAAATTAGAAGAGAACAACTTTTTATTACTTTGATTGAGTCGGTTCCACCGCCAGAATCAGAGTTAGTTATCGACATGATTAATAAAATACCAATTAAAGGAGTTACTAAAGCAGTAGTAAAAGAAGCCTTTCCAAATTTGATACAGAAATAAATATATAATGATTGGAAAATATACTTATAATTAGATTTATAGACAGGCCTTCTTCGGAAGAGTCTGTCTTTTTTTTAGGAGAACTAAAATGGTTTTACATAACAATCAAATAGCAAAATTACAAAAAGATTCTACTGAGCTTAAAGCTTACGTAGAGGAAATAAAACAAAAGGGTGACCATTCTTTAGCTAAGAAACTAGAATCAAAAAAAGTATATTTAGATCAGAAGATATATGAATTAGAGGACATGGTAGCATAATTCCTTACAAGAAATAGTATAGAAAAAGGAGCAATTAGTTTTGTTCCTTTTTTTATTTGTATAAATATAGTAAAATGGTTTAGCAAATTATCGAATGGGGTAGATATGAAAACTTTTAAACAGATGAACGAAGATATTCAGCATCAGAAGCAGCTCAACGAAAAAGGTTTGCTTACGAGAATTGGCAATGCAAGACGGGCTGCAGTAGCGTCATTTAAAAGTGATCCTGAAAAACATGCGGAAAAAATGAAGAATATAGGTAATAGAGCCAAAGCCCAAGATGCTGAGGTTGCATCTGCAAAAGCAAAGCTTGGTAAAGATAAAGAAAAGGCCGCTCAACAATTATCAAAGTTAAAAGGTACTTCAACAGGTTATAATATTACCAAAAAAGGTAGTACTGATGATCCAAACTCAATGCGACCTAAGGATAAAGACGGCAATCCTAAACACGGATCATTCTATAGTGCTGAAAAGAAAGATAAAGTAGATGCTGCTGGAAATACCAGAGAGCATACTAGGCTGGCAATGACGCATGGTAGCGACTTAGCGGCGAGTCGAATCTCTGCTAGAGAAAATAGTCTTGATAAAGAAGACAAAGATCGCAGGAGTATTCACGGTGATGGCCCGGCTTTTGAACGCGTGAAAACTATTGAAAAGCATGTAGGAAGACTTAAAGCACATGCCAAAGAAGCAAAAGAGAGAATAGCTCATGCTGAACATACTTTAAAACTCCATCATGATGCTCACAAAGCCGCCACCGCTCATCTAGAAACTCATAAAGAACATGAGTTTACATCTTCAAATTATAGCGATTATCATGATCATCACTATGGTAGCGGAGAGCAAGATCACCATTATGAAGAAATGCAAAAGCATAAAGACGCTGAACAAAAGAATCCTGCTGAAACACATATAGATAATAAAAGACTAGGATATGATCATACACATTACGATCATCCACATTATGAAGAACCAAGAAAAGCTGATTATGCCGATGAGAAGCATGGTGCGACCATGAAGGATCTGGGGAAAAAAGCTACCGCGGCTCATGAAGCTTATAATAAAATGGTTGATAGTCAGAAAAAAGCTGAAGATGGCCTTCCGAAAGGTGAAAAAAGTAAAACTAAATTTCATAAGAAAGCTGCTTATGAAAAAGTTGATGTTGCCACCCATGCAGCATATTATAAAAAAGCATTAAGAGTAAATCCAGAAAATAACGAAATAGTTAAAAATTTAAAACATATCAATAAAGATCACAGGCAAAAAGAAATGGACATTTAATAAAGGCTTTTTAAATGGGAAGTTATTCGAGAAAAAGATACGCAACTGAATCAGCTAGCTTTCCAAAAAGTGCTAGTTCAGCACCAGGATCGTATTCATATGCAACCTTTGCTGATTTACCGGCTTCTGGTTCTACACCTGGAAATACAGCTTTTGTTGTAGCAACAAATAGATTATATATTTGGAGCGGTGTAGGATGGTACTTAATTGCTACTGTTACAAATGCATCGCCAACTGCAATTACTGGAGTTGATGGATCGTATTCATTAGCAATTGATGGTACTGCAACAACTATCACAGCCGTTTCAACAGACCCAGAAGGATTTACTTTAACGTGGTCCTATGTAGTATCAACCGGATCATTAGGATCAAAAGCAACAGTGGCTCAGGCTGATAATGTATTTACCATTACGCCTTCAACAGATGCTGCAAATGAGGGAACTTTTAGTTTAACCTTTAGTGTAACTGATGGTTTAAACGGAGTTGTAAGTGCAGTTAGTGCATTTACATTATCATTTTCTGTAACAAATTCAAAACATACTGCGATGCTGGCGCAAGCAACTGCAACTGGTTCTAATCAAACCTTTGATGATGCATCTACATCAAATCATACAATTACTGTTGCTAATGATGCATCTGCATCAACATCTAGCCCGTATCGTCATGGTGGATATTCGACATACTTTGATGGATCTGGAGATAAGCTTAATTTAAATGGCGATGCAGAATTTGCATTTGGTACTAACGATTTTACAGTAGAATTTTGGGTATATTTAACATCTCAAAATGGATCATTAACTATGTTTTGTGATTTTCGTGGGTCTAGTGGAAACGGAAGATATCCAGCTCTTTTTCTTAATGGAGATAACACTCTGACCTATTGGTATGATAGTGGTACTAGAATAACAAGTAATGCTATAGATCTGAAAGCATGGAATCATATTGCCCTCACAAGATCAGGCACTGATGTAAAATTATTTATAAACGGGCAACAAGAAGGTTCTACTTTTACAGACTCTTCAACTCAATTAATCGGTACGAATGCACCAATCTTTGGGAATGACACTTCTGCTAGTTTTGGCGTTATTGGATATATGTCTGATATTAGAATATTAAATGGAACAGCAGCATACACATCAAACTTCACACCACCGACTCAACCTTTGACTGCAATTACAAACACGAAATTCTTACTAGGCCGACTACCTTATTTTAAAGATCAATCTGCATCAAATCATACAATCACCCTTGGTGGTGATGCATCTCTAAAACCATTCTCATCATTTGATAATGCTGCATATTCAGAAGCCTCTCATGGTGCGTCTGTTCATTTTGGCACTTCAAACGGCAATGCAATTATTATTCCAGACGCTGCGGCAACTACTAGTGGCGATTATACTATAGAATTTTGGATAAGGTATAATACTAATAAATCTGGAAGCCAAACATTAACAGGTGTAAATGGCCAACATAGAATTGTATACAACGGAGGTAGATTTATTGATTGGACAAGTGGAGGCACACAAACTTATTGGCAGACTGGTGCTGGCACACTTTATCAAAAGGAAGAGCCTGGGATATGGACACATTTTGCTCAAACTAGAACTTCTGGCGTAATAAAGGCTTGGATCAATGGAGAAGGTAGTGCAAATACTGTAACAGATAACACCTCTTGGACAACATCTAGGTTCGGTAGCGAACATAACTCCTCATCTGAAAACTTTGAAGGAGATATGGCAGATATTAGAATAACACATTCTGCAATTTATAGTTCTAATTTCACACCACCAACTGCACCATTAACAACTTCTCCAACGTATCCAGCCATGGCTATAGGTGTATCAAATGCATTTTCAAATGCATATACATTAAGCGGTGCTGTTACTGGTAGTAACGCAACTGTAAATATGGTAATTGGTCAAACTGTAAACTTTACTGTAAATGCTTCAGGTCATCCTTTTTATATTAGAGTGTCCAGCGGTGGAGCAAATGTCAGTACTCCGGCCGCAACAGGACAAGGAGCAACAAGCGGTGTTGTTAGTTGGACTCCTAATACTGCTGGTACATATTACTATCAATGTGGAAATCATGCGGGTATGATTGGAACAATAGTTGTAACTGATAGTGCTAATAACGTCAAATTCTTACTCAATCCAGAAACATCTATTTCAGATTTGAGTCAGTCATCTGCAATAAAATGTTTTGGCGATACTGCAACGTCTACAAGTCAAGTAAAATTTGCTGGAACAAAATCGATATATGGCGATGGTTCTGGCGATTATGTTAAAATGCCAATTGAACCTATTGGTACAGATGATTTTACAGTAGAGGCTTGGATATATCCAACTTCTTTGGGTTCGTATGCTACTGCTATTAGTGGGGCTACAATAGGAGGTGGTCTGGGTGTAGTCATGCGTATTGACCGATGG